TCTTGGGTTACAAGAAAATGTCTGCTGCTTTCGTTGAAAAATGCAATAAGGCTATAGACGATAATATGGAGGATTGGTCACATAATCTTGTTGGTAAAGTAAAAGAAGAATTAAAGTGGAACGACGATTTAAATAAAGCATGGACAGATGAGATGGGTCAGTTTTTAATGCGATATCAAAGTCATGCAGAACTTTATACATCTATGGGTACTCGAAATATAACACCAGATGTTTTAGATTATAGACTTGAAATCGCTAGTAGTTGGTTTGTTCGACAGTTTGAAAATGAATACAACCCCATTCATGTGCATTTAGGGTCAATGCTTTCTTGTGTTGGATATTTAAAATTACCTGATGGAATAGAAGAAGAATGGGAAGAGGACGATAAAGATCATCACCCAAGCCACGGTCACATACAGTTTGTCTATGGTCATGCTGCTAATCATACAGGCTCAAACTTTTTAATGAAACCAAGGGTAGGACACTTTATTGTTTTTCCTGCACACCTGCATCATTGCGTATATCCTTTTAAAACTTCTGGCGAAAGACGTTCTTTTAGCGTAAACTTCACTATTGCTGCTTCACCAAAGGAGGTTTCAAATGAGTCTGCTAAATAGTCTCATAGGTCCAGTTACAGGCATATTAGATAAGGTTATTGAGGATAAAGACCAAAAAGCTAAATTGGCCCATGAGTTAGCGACTATGGCTGATAAACTATCTCATGAACAACAACTGGCACAAATCGAAGTTAATAAAGCAGAGGCTGCTTCAGGAAGCCTTTTTAAAGGTGGTTGGAGGCCTTTCATTGGTTGGGTCTGTGGGGTTGCTTTTTGCTATCATTTTGTTGTTCAGCCAGTTATTATTTTTGTAGTTGCTGTTGCTGGAGTAACAATACCGGATTTACCAGAATTTCAAATGAACACGCTCTTAACAGTCTTGGGTGGAATGTTGGGAATTGGTGGCCTTAGAACCTATGAGAAACAGAAAGGATTGACGAAATGAGTGAATATAAAATGGTAGAAGTTGGAACAGACGCAAAGGGAAACTCTCTTTATCATGTAAGAGAGATGAACGGAGGAAGTCTTGTTTCTGATAAAGAACTTAGTGAATCAGAAGCTTTAGCTCTTATGAATGGCGGTTCTAAACCAAAATCAAAGCCAACAAAAGAAACTTCTGTTATTGAAAATATGACAAAGTTAGAACTTGAGGCTATGATGCGAACACATGGAATTGAACTTGACAGACGAAAGAGTAAAAGCGATCTTGTCAAAGAAGTAAAAACTTTTCTTAAGGAGAAATAAATATGGCTAGTATAAGCGATGCAGATATAACATACCTTATGGAGATGCTTGAGTTAGCTCAAGAAAAGGGTGACATGGATAAAGTTAGTGAGCTTAAATCAATTTTAAGAGGTAGCGGCTCATCAATAAGCGATGCAGACGTTAGTAAAACAAAAAATATTATGAAATTCAAAGATGGTGGTTTTCCTGATCTTACTGGTGATGGTAAAGTAACGCAAAAAGACATTTTAAAAGGTCGTGGTGTTCCTGGTTTTAAAGATGGAAAAGAAGTCTCTGTTTCTAATGAAATGAGAGGAGCTAGAAGTGCGATAAAGGGTCGTAAATTTAGCGGAGTATATTAAATAATTTTAGGATACTACAAAAAACTGTAAAATGGATGTTGTAGACTTTGCAAAACATGTGTATAAGAAGATAGAACAACGGGAGAATGATATTTCCATGTTGTTAATAACAGGTGCTGTAAAAGATCACGAGCAGTACCGGCATCTGGTAGGGGAGGCACAAGGACTCTCCTTTGCTAAGGATGAAATTAAGTCCTTGTTAGAAAGAAACGCAAACGATGTCGAAGACCTTATACGTTCCTGACCACGTTGCGCAAAAAGTTAAAATGGAGAAAGCTGCTAAAGCTTCTACTTCTGTAAACGTTGACAGCGCATATGTCGAACCAACTAGTAAAATATTAGATCCCACATTAATAGAAAAACCACTTGTAGAGAGACTACCACAACCTACAGGTTGGAGAGTGTTAGTTATGCCCTACCAAGGTAAAGCAACAACTGACGGTGGTTTATTAATACCAGATCACATACGAGAACGAGAAGCATTGGCAACTGTTGTTGCTTATGTTTTAAAAGTAGGACCACTTGCTTATAAAGACCCCGGTAAATTTGGGGAAAACTCTATTCCTTGGTGCAAGGAGGGAGAATGGGTGTGCATTGGTCGTTACGCAGGTTCTAGATTTAAGATAGAGGGCGGTGAAGTTCGCATCATTAATGATGATGAAGTTATTGCTAAAATTCTTGAGCCTGATGATGTTAAACATGTGTGAGGTATAAAAAATGGTAGATGTAGAACAAAAAGAAGATGTTAAAGAAACTGTTGAAGAAGAGGTTAAAGAGTCCGAAGGAGTTGAAATTACTGTGGAGAGTCAACAAAATAATGATTCCTCTGCGTCTGAAGTGGTGGTTTCAGAAGAGAAACCCTCTAAAGAAAATGAAGATGAGCTTAGTGACTATAGCAAACGTGTTCAAAAAAGGATTAAAGCCCTTACGGATAAGAACAAGGATGAGATACAAAAAAGCCAAGAGGCCATTCGATATGCTCAACAAGTTAAAGAAGAGAATGAGAAGCTTAAACAACGTATTCAAGGGTTAGATCAAGGTTATCTAAGTGAATACGGAACTCGTATAGAGTCTCAGCTTGCAGCAGCAAAGCAACTTTATAAAGAAGCTCATGACGCTGGTGACGCTGATAAATTGTTTAACGCTCAAGAAACATTATCTAAAATAGCTATTGAACAAGAGCGTTACAGAGTAGCAAAAGATAGAAATGACAGGGCTAAAGAAATAAAATCTGAACCTGTTGCATCTACGCAACAGCAACAGCCACAACAACAACCTGCCGTTGAACCTGACCCAAAAGCCTCGTCTTGGGCAGAAAAAAACACTTGGTTTGGTGAAAATGAAATAATGACTCAAGCGGCATTTACGATTCATCGACAATTAGTTGAAGAAGAAGGGTTTGACCCAAAGGCCGATGAGTATTATAGTGAGATTGACAGACGTATGAGAGAAGAGTTTCCACAACGTTTTTCTTCTTCGTCTCGAAAAAACGGGGGAAGTGTTAAAGTCGCCTCAGCAGACACTTCAGCATCCCGAAATTCAAAGTCTGGGCGTAGGACCGTCAAGTTGTCCCCTTCGCAAATTGCGATAGCTAAGAAACTTGGTGTTCCCTTAGAGGAGTATGCCAAGTATGTCAAAGATTGAGGAGAAAAAAGTGACAAATAGAACAGATCGGTCAACACAAACCCGTGAAAAATCAACACGGAGAAAGCCTTGGGCACCCCCAAGCAGATTAGATGCCCCAAAGCCTCCTGAGGGCTATTCGCATCGTTGGATTAGGACAGAGCTTAGAGGAGAGGACGATTCCATGAATGTTCACACAAGATTGCGTGAAGGTTGGGAACCTGTTCGAGCCGATGAGTATCCTGGTTCAGACTATGCTACAATAGATGAAGGGAAGCATGCAGGGATCATTGGAAATGGTGGGCTTATGCTTGCCAGAATACCTGAAGAGACAGTAGAAGAGAGGAATGCGTACTATCGGGACCGCACCCGTGATCAAATGACAGCTGTGGATCAGGACTTAATGAAGGAACAACATCCTTCAATGCCGATATCTAATAGTCGGCAAAGTCGTGTAAGTTTCGGTGGTCGTAATAAGAGCGACTCCGAATAAATGAAAATTTTGATTTAAGGAGCTATATCAATGGCAAATTCTAATGGAGCTTTCGGTTTAAAACCGATTGGAAGACTTGGACAGTCTACCAACTCCACCGGATTGACCGAATATCGCATAGCCTCAGACAACTCTAATCCTATCTTTAAAGGGATGGCAGTTATACCTTTAGCTGCTGGCGTTATAGACGATCTACAAGCAGCAGCTGGTGGAACCGTTTCTATTGTTGGAGTTTTTAATGGTTGTGAGTATGTTTCGTCAACCACCGGTGAAACAGTGTTTTCAAACTATTGGCCCGGTTCTGGTGCGGATTCTAACTTTCCAGTAAGAGCTTTTTTGTATGATGATCCAATGCAGTTATTTACGATTGCAACATCTAACGTACAAACAGGAAATGATACAGAAGCCGAACTTCGGACAGCTGTGTTTTCTAACATACAGTTAGCAACCGGAAATAGTGGATCCACTACAACTGGTCTTTCATCTGCAACAGCAGATTTAAATACTGTTGCAACTACCAACACACATGCTTTGAGAATTATGGGTATTCAAGATGACCCAGAAAACTCAGATTTTAGTGTTGCTGGTATCCCTTTAATTGTTCGTATAAACAACCATTTCAATGCTCCTAACGGTGGCATTGCTCAAGGTACTGTTTCTACGACTGGTGTATAGGAGATTAAGGAATGGCTATATCTAGAGCACAACTAGCGAAAGAGCTAGAGCCTGGTCTCAATGCCTTGTTTGGCATGGAATACACCAGGTATGAGAATCAGCACTCAGAGATTTTTACAACTGAAGCTTCAGATCGTGCATTTGAAGAAGAGGTTATGTTGAGTGGTTTTGGGGCTGCACCGACTAAATCGGAAGGTTCTGCAATTAACTTTGACGATGCACAAGAAGCGTATACGGCAAGATATAATCATGAGACTATTGCTCTTGCATTTTCCATTACGGAAGAGGCTGTTGAGGATAATCTTTATGATCGACTTTCTTCTCGTTATACGAAAGCATTGGCTCGTTCAATGGCGCACACTAAGCAGGTTAAGGCTGCCTCCGTATTAAATAACGGTTTTTCGGCTGGAGCTTTTGCAGGTGGAGACGGTAAAGCATTACTTGCTACAGATCATCCATTAACAAATGGAAGTACGTTTGCTAACGAACCATCAACTCCTGCTGACCTTAATGAAACTTCTCTTGAAGATTCTTTAATTAGTATCGCTGGATTTGTTGATGAGCGAGGGTTGAAAGTTGCTCTTCGAGGAATGAAATTAATTATTCCACGACAGTTGCAATTTGTTGCCGAACGTCTCATGGCTTCAAATCTTCGAACAGGCACATCGGATAATGATACAAATGCGGTTCGATCCATGGGTATGTTACCAGATGGATATGCTGTTAATGACTTTTTAACAGATACGGACGCATTTTTTATCTTAACTGATGCTCCTCGTGGTCTTCTTCATTTTGAAAGAACACCTCTTTCAACCAATATGGAAGCCGATTTTGACACCGGTAACATGAGATTTAAAGCTAGAGAAAGATATTCTTTTGGTTTCTCAGATCCTCGGTGTGTGTTTGGATCTCCAGGGGCCTAGTTTTTTGCCTCCCAAAACTTTAAGGGGCGATTTATTCGCCCCTTTCTTTTTGTTTTAATCTGTTGTATAAGAGGTTATTCCCTTGACAGTTGCCAAATGTAACTGACATTAATCTAGACAAGGAGGATTTTATGGGTACTTCAACTTTTTCAGGACCAATTCGGTCTGAAGACGGTCTTAAAACCGTTGCTAAAAATGCAACTACAGGTGTTTTTACTGAGCATATCGTAGCTTCAAGTGGTGGCGTTTTAGAGGTTCAAAAAGTAGCAACCTCTGGAAGAGACAATATTGTTGCTGCAGGTACAACTGTAGGTTCTAACAATGCAAGTCTTGGCACTGCTGCTACAATCTTTAATATTACTCCAAACGCACATGGCTCTGGTATCGCTGATGCAGCGATCAATACTTTTGTGAATAAAATAGGTGGTGACATTGTTACAACTATTTTAATTGATTTACATGGTGGTTTAGCATCAGGTGACTCAGCCGACGATGTTATTGGTACAGATGGAGCTGCTGCAAATGCTTATATTGCAGAACTTACAAGTGCTGTAAATGGCATTCC